GACCCATATTAAAACCACTATCTGACATCAAACGAGATTGTGGAATATTCAATGAACGATAAAGTTTTTCTTTAAAATATTCTACATCAGCCATCTCTCCAAGATTTTGTCCGCCTTGAAGTGTAGTAATTTCTGTACCTCGTCCACCTTCTCGCCGTGGTAACCAGAAATCTTCCAACATAGACATTTGGTTTCTGTCGTCTTTAACTTCACCAGTAGAACCATCATATACTACCTTATTGCGATAACGACTCATCACATCTTTGAGATAAGCTTCTGCTTTAGGTTTAGGTAGATTGCCTACATCAATATAGAAGATTCTCCGTTCTGGTGCTCGACTGATACGATAGATAACTGTCGCATCTTCCATCATGCGGAGTTGGTTTACAGGTTTGATAGCTTTATGTAAAAAACCATAAACTTGTTTTGTTGTTGGATTGAAAATACCTGAAGTAACATATGCAATACTGTCAGGAGAAACTTTAAGACCCTGTGAATTCTTTACACCGGGACCACTGATACCAGTAAGGCCAGGATAAACTCCCGCCTCATTATAGATAAAAAATTCCTGAACTCTTTTGATTAGTTCAAGACCTTCAGTTCTTTGGTTTTGATTAGATTTATCTTTTTCTACAAGACGAACTTTCTTGATAAATTTAGGATCAATATATCGAATCTCAGCAATACCTTTGCGAGATTGTTTCTCATCAACCATCTTGTGATAATATACTCTACCATCAATATACCATCTCTTGAATATATCATGACCTTTATTCTTCCATTCTAAAAGACGGAGAATTTCGGTGAACTCATCATTAACTTTATTTTTAATAGACTTGGATAAGTCTGTTTGGTCAAGATCAAGTTTTACAGAGCAGTCTGTTTCATCTGCTGTAATAGACTCATTAATAATATCTTCTACTGCTAAATCACATTCCGGAGATTCAGCTGTAGTACGATATTTACGAATTAAATCCCAATCGTGTTTTGCTGCCTTATCTAGGTTTACATACTGGCTAAAAAAACCAGCACCACCAGCAATATCTAGGGTACCTTCTTCGTCGGAAGGTGCGACGAAGGACTGAGCCTTCGTCGCTTCCTTCTTTCGTTTTATTTCATATCCAAATAATTCTGCCATATAACTATTTATACAGCTCCGACAGAACTATTATTTTGATATTACCATATAATTAAATCTCAATGTAACACCAAATTCCATTACAGCGTCATTGGTATCATAGGCAAGATCAATTGCATCTACTGTCTGAGGCCAAAGATCAGACAAGAAATATTCTGCCACAGACACCCCATCACGACCTAACTGATGTACTTCACCAATAGCATAATATGTAGTAGGGTTCAAAGCACCTGTAACTTCTTGTTGCATATTAGCTATGGAATGACTCCAATTTTCAAAAGCTCGTCTTAACTGCCAAGCTTGGTCACTAAACACAGTAACCGTCCAAGCATCATATGTACGATCCCCAGCAACAAACACCTGTCTACCACGATAAGGTACAGCAACTTCACCCACAGTCATAGCCGGGACTTGAGCAGACCTACACATAAACTGCATTTTTTGTTCTGGTATACCCTGGCCGTATATTGTAGCCTTAAATTGATTAGCTCGAGCGCCACCACCGGAGAGATTATTTACGAATGTATTTAAATTTGACATTTTTTATATCCCCCTTATGCTCTGCCAACAATTTCATTGAAATCAACACCCGTACGGGTTGCAATGAATGTTAGTGTTATAAAGTTAATTGATCGAGCTGGTTTGATGTAAAAGTCAGCACGAAACTCGTTGTTATCAATAACCTGAGGTGTGTTATTTGTTTCATCACACACTGTCAAGAAATCAGTAATACCTCTACGAGCTTGTACATCCCTCAAGAAGGGATCTACTGTTGCCTTAAAGTTGCTTCTTGTAAATTCATCATTGAACTCAAAGAGTACTGTACGAGCAGCAACTTTAATAGCCTCCTCAATAGTGAGGAAAAGTCTACGAACATTAATGCGATTAAATGCACTGTTACGACTAAGAGCTGTCTTATCACCAAATAGCATAGTACCTTCACCTGGGAATGTAACTACAGGATTGATACGGGCACGATAAAGAATATCACGCTCTGTCTGTTTTGGATTATAAGCTAGTGATACTGCACCACGAATCTGACCTCGATTCATACCTGCAGGAGACCACCATGGATCTTCAACAGCATCAGTATAAGCACAAAGACCAGCCATATCACCATTAAGTGGGATCCAGCGATAAACGTCATTATACTTATCATACATCTTTTTATAACCGCTGTCATACGCAACATAAGACGAACTACCTAGATCATTAAAGAAGGCTTCAATGTTAGTTGTCTGTGTATAAGACTGTGCAATATTCACAACATCAGATTGATCGGCAGAAATAAACGCCATACAATCTTTGCGTTTTCCTACCAAGTCAGTCATAAAGACACTGTGAGTTGTTGCACCAAGATTATCAACAGAACTAGGACCAGAAATAAGAAGATTAACATCTTCTGTATCTGGATCACTAAATGCTTTAGTATAAGCAAGCTGTCTCTGTGCTTCAGTAGGAGCGACGGCAGAACCGACACCACCTACCAGAGAATTAGTGTGAACAATCGCTGTTGCTGCATCAAACGCACCAGCAGATGCAGCTGTTGTGCCCCAATCACTTACACCGGCCGGAAAAGCCGTCCAGTAAAGATAATTGGAACTATTATAAAGAACATCTACATAATAATTACCCGCACCATCATCAGTCTTTGCATCAAATGCTTTGGATAGATTTTCCCACTTCTCTAGAATTTCATCTTTTACACCAGAAATATCACCATCTTCGTCAACAACAATAATGTGCAATTCATCACCAGATGAACTACGATCTGATGCATACTGAGATGTGCCTGGGGCACCACTGAATTGCTCATAATATTGCCACCAACGATCTACGTTAGTCATATTAGGAAGAGCAGAAGCAAGGCCTGTAGCAGTAGTTGCTGGGTATCTTTCGATTGTAATATCGTTGGAGCTTATGGCAGTAATTTTATATTTCTGACCATCAGCTTCCTCAAATCCAACAATATCACCAACATGAAATCCAGTAGCAGACGTTAAACTAATAACTGTCTGACCTGCAGCTTCGGCTGGTGTAACTGTTGTTTTATTATTCTCGTAATACGCAGCAGCTGAAGTACACAAACTAACCTTCAGACTGTTACCCCATTCACCTGCTGTTCTGGCTGCCCACAACCCGACAGGATGGCCGCCCCCATAAGGACCAGAAGAACCGTCACCATCAATGTAATGAGAAGTGTTTTTAATCAATACGGGAGTACCACTGACACAAGCATTAACCGCACCAGTAGGAGCTACCCGAACTACTTTTAATGTATTGGAGTACGCAAGAAAAGAAGCAGCTGAAAACCAGTACTGATAGTTAGTAGCATTAGGCTTCCCAAAAACATTTTTCAATGTTGTTTCGGAATCTATGGTAACCACCTCATCAATAGGACCTTGTGCAAAAATACCACAAAATCCACCGATAGAAGTAGGCTCTGCTCTAACAGTAGTAGTTAAATCTTTTTCTTTTACTTGTACACCCGGCGAAATTAGATCAACCATTTTCTATTTTCTCCTTGGTTATTTTGTAAATAATAATAATATAATTTTTTCATTCAACTTGTATATAAGTTATTTATAAAATACTCGTTCTTCAGAGATACAACTGTATCATTTTATAAATAATAAAAACTAAATAGGTGATACAAATGTATCGAAAAAGTAGAATAATGTGGTTATTAAATAGCTTCAAAGGACTTCAATGTCCTTGTGGACAAGCTGAATTGGTATGTCTACAATGGTATCCTAACCATAAAAAGATAAGACATTTGGTGTATAGATATGCCGCCAAATCGGAAGAACGAACAAGAGCAGAACAACTAATAGAAGAATCGACAGTCTTGTGTCATAATTGTGCAAGTCTGCACCGTGTCGGTCTAGCACCTTTTATTCTTTAAAATCTTTCTTCATCAAAGAAATCTGGATAATCCTTTACCGGTTTCCAGTAATCACCATCATCATCCATAAAAGGAACAATATCTTCACCATAATGTACACCATCATCTATGAAACCAAATGGTGCCATATCAGCTTCAATATTTTCTCGTTGACTTTCATATAATCTTTTTCTGATATCTTCATCAGTCAAGTCTTTAAAATATTGTTGATCTGTTAGCCAAGAAAAGAATACTAAACACATCATCAAATCATCTGTTGCACCTTCTTCAGCTTCAAAGGACGATCCTTTCTGAACAAAGGTAGACATCTCTGCAATAATATCAAAATCAGCTAATAGCAATTTATCACTTTCAATTAATTGTTTTAAGTTAGAACATCCTATTCGCTTTACTTGTTTGGTTGTTCTTACGCCTAGATCAGTCTGACCATCACCAAAACCACTACCAACTATCTGACCAAGACGACCTCTCATCTGAGTCATTATAATATTTTCATAGGCCATATCATGGTGTAGTGCGTCTGCAATCTGTCCACCTATATCATTAATCTCTACAAGTATCTGTGATTCGTTATAAGACTTTGCAGTTCTATAAATGATATCAGGAAATACAAGAGGTTTAATCTCATTGTCTCTAAACTTTGCAACTAATTTATAAGGCATCTGTGTAATATCTAATACAACAAATGCACTATAATCATTTGAACCACCTCTAGACACATCAACAGTCATACAATACTGATGTCCTTTAATAGGTTTTTCATATACATCTAACCCAGCACTAGACTCTATAGGATCATGGTAAGGAATTTGTTGTATCTTTTGTGGTGATATTAGAGTATCAACACTACCTAAAAATGAACATTCAAACTCTTGTAGAAACTGTTGCTCACTTGTATTCTTAATCGTTTGTTCTTTCCATGCATCATCTCGACCAGGCACTTCTGACCAATGAACTTCAATAGGCACAAATTCATTTCTTTTATTCTCAGCATCTACCCACATCTTATAAAACATATTCATACCACGTGGTGTAGATACTATCATTACCTTCGATGTTTGACCTGAAGAAATCGTCGGATAGACCGAACTAAAGAACTGCTCAGCAATATTAGAAGGAACGAACGCAAACTCATCAAGAAAGATAATATTATAAGAACCACCACGAACAGCAGAAGCAGAAGTAGATGCAGCCAAGATTTTAGAACCATTCTCTAACTCCAAAGAACCTTTATTCCAATTCATCACTCCCATCTGTAACCATTGAGGTAGATGTTCATATGCAAGTTGTAATCTAGAAAGCAAATCTCTTGCAGTAGATGCCTTGTTAGCTAGTATCGCAACATTGACAGTAGGATTAAAAATGACGTAATGAATAAGATACGATAAAATAGTAGTAGACTTACCAGACTGTCTAGGTAGCTTACATATAGTAAACCTATTCTTATGAAACGTGCCTACAATATCTTTCTGGAAAGGATACAGATCAAAAGGTACAAGACCTTCATCAATACTAACAATCTTCACATACTTCTGAATAAAGTATATCGGATCATCTGAGCACTTTAAAAACTCAGTGACCTGATCTTCTGTATATTCGTGTCGTACCTGTGCAGATTTTAGATTAGGGTTACCTTTATATGTTTCAACCGTCATTAGACTTATCTTTCAGCAATGATTGTAGTTCTTTGGTTGATCCAATAAAGAGTGCATTAGTTACATTCTTTGGACCTTTATCTGGAACTTCTTTTAGTTGCTGCATTTTCTGTTGTAAATCAGCTAATCTCTCTGTAACTTCTGATACAGTCTTAATCAACTGTCCTGCAACTTCGTATGTTCTAGGATGTTCACTTTCTTTTGCTAGATCAAGTATGCCTGTAATAGCGTCCTGACCCCTCTCAATGAGGTTGTAGAAGTTTTCTCGACTATACTTGTAGTCTATGTCGATATCTTCAGGACCTTCTGGAGGCCGGGGTACAAGAGGTTTAGGACTAACAATTTCTTGTTTTAAACTATTCTCTAAACCTAAGGCATCATTAATTGCATTATCTATATTACCATAACTCATTATGTCCACTCACTTGTTGTTTCATTAAATCCAAAATCATCAAAACCATCAGCAGGTGCAGCAGCTGTTGCTGTGTATCTCTGATGTCTGTCTGGTGCTGCAGCTGGTAGATCAGCATAAGTATCAACCTGTACCTTTGTAATCGGTTTCGCAGTTGTTACTGGACCGTATACATAAGATTTTGCGACAAATGCAAAAGTATAAATGACAGCTCTCCTTGTCTGAAAATCACCTTCATAAGAATCTTCATATGCAATACTATTCAATACAACAGGAACATCTCTAATAATATCCATTTCAGGAACTTCTTTAATCGTTACCGTATATTCCGGTTGAAAATAAGGTAGTATCTGTTCTACAATTTGAATACCATCATCACTATTCTTTGCCATAACAAACAATTCAAAGTTCATATTATAAGGTACAGGTGAATACTGAGTACTCATCTGTTTTGTTTTCTTATCATCTTCGCCAGACACTTTCTTTTGTTTAATTATACGATTTAATTTTCTAGAAGGATCATAATCAAAAGATTGAATTTCAAAACCAATTCTAGGTAGTGTTAATGCTACCGTCTGTGTGATACCTGGATCTTGTGTCAGTCTAGATATAAACTTTTGTTTGGGTCCATACGCCAAAGGAACTTTCATAGATTGTGTTTCCGTTCCTGCAGCATTTTTTCTAGAAATTACTATATCATTAAATAAACTACCAAACGCAATGATAGTTTTTCGTAAACTTTCGTTGTAAAAATAATTCCCCAACATTTATAAACTCTCCGTGGGTTCTCCAAATGGATTCTTCTCTGTGAAGTCTAGTACCGGATCACTAGTTCCCGGTAGAGCTGTAGATACAGCATCTGCTATCCATTCATTATCCGATTGTGCATCTAGTGTAGTAATATTATAATCTTCGTTGATAATAAAGAAAGAATAATCTGCGTGTGAGGCTTCTGTAAGAATAGAACCAAATCCTGTTTCGTTTTCGCCAACAAGATATCCTGTATCTGTTGCAGTTTCTAGGTCTATAAATCCAGTACCATCTTCAAGTCCCATATTCTCATTAACAAAAGTATCTGCAGCAACTTCACCAGAGAACTGCCAACCTAATGCATCAGTAGAGTATTTAGTCTCAATGGCATCAATTTCTGTAATTCCTGTATCAAGCATTTCACTTGCATACTCAACGGTGCGACAATATAATTTGAATACTGGTAAATTATCTACTTGAAAAAATGGATCATCTTTGTCTACAAAACTAATTTCTAATAGTCTCTGAACTGTTGGCATATAAATCCAATCACCTTCATTAGGTCTTAATGCTGTGATTAGGTTTGTATCAGAACTTACTAAATCTAACCAACGCCTACGAGATACAGTGAAGGTTGTTTCATCTCGTATTTCTAATCCAAATCGTGTTATAATTTCCTTCTCACCTTCATACCCTTCAACAGTATCCATATACATTTCTATTGTATATGCATCACTAAATTTTGATAAAGGATCTTCTCCAAACAGCTCGTCTTTATTTACCAATGTTCTTGGTAAATAGTAAACATCATGGCCGTATATCTGTATGGCCTCTATCGCTAAATCCTCGTAGAGATATTGTTCCGTTATTGTGCCTCTAGAAAAATGGTGATTAGTTGGCATCTAATTATCCTATATCGAAAAGAAGTGGCTCTTCCCAAGTTGTTTTTGATTGTTCTTCTAACACATTAATTTCTTCTTGAGCTTGAGTATAAATCATTTCACCATTCATTGTTACTCCACCCAACATAGTAACACCATTAAATTTAATAAGATTTTGTCCCCATTGTTTTTTAATAAGAGCGGTGGCATATTTTTTTAACCACAAATCATCATAAACATCAGTCCATATTGTTGGGTCTAATTTACGATAACACTCTATAATAATATATTCATTTACATCTACATCGTCACCCCAATCCATATTAATGTATAGTCTATTTTGATGTACATTAAATTGAATTGGTTTCTCACCGATCAATATCATATCAAGAAAGTCAAGATGCATCATGGTCATCTGATAATGAATAACAGATTCGGATGAAAAGTCATAAAGATCATTGAGTCGTAACTGATATCGAACATCAAACATATTCAGATTACCACGATCACTAAATGGTAATACTCGTAGTACGCTTTGAACAGAAGATGGCATTGGAATATATGCTTGACCTGTTGTCCAAGTTATTTGATTTATACTGGTTACTGTTGCACCTGAATCGTGATTGCTTGAAAGTGCAGCTGTAGTCAGTACATTACCAGACTTGGCAGTATAAGCTATTGTCTCTGCTGGATTTGTTCCATCTGCAGCAATAGTAATAGTTCCAGTTGCAGGAAAGTCCGTTGCATCCGTAAGAGTAACACTGGTACCGGCAGCAGATACAGCACCATTAAGTGTTGTAGTAATTTGATTACCGTCCGTTGCTGTTTCAGTTTCGTTTACATTTGCACGATCAACATCTGCCTGAGTTATCTTATGTTTTAAATAAACACGCTGCATACCATTATACTGGAAAGTATAAAAGTATTGTAAAGCCTCATCTATTCTATCATCAACTTGGTCATCATCTACATTAATATCTATTACAGGAA